GGACGCACGCCCTACACGAAGGGCTCGGAACTCATGAACGGTGAGACCAGCGCATGGGGCAGGGCCTGCTCGGCGATCGGGATCGCAGTCCACAAGGGCATCGCCTCGGCGAATGAAGTCCGCTCGGCGCAAGCGGCACAGGGCGACCCGGTGGCAGCGAAATCTGCCGAGATGGGCTCGTACCGGACACCCTCGGGAGGCCACCGGCAGGAAGGCGCCACACCGGCGACCCCGAAACAAATCGGCCTGCTGCGCTCAACGATGTCGAAACAGCACATAAACGAAGCCGTCCTAGCCGACTACTGCTCGCAGTCGCTCGGGTTCGAACTGCCAGTCGAGGGCCTCGGCGCACTCAGCAAGGCTCAGGCCTCGGTCATCATTGACGCGCTGCTCAAGTCGGCGACCCTGCCGGCCTCGAGGTCGAAGGGTCCCGTCGAAGACGACCCTTGGGTGACGTCATGAGCCCATTCAATGCGGCCCTTGTCGCGTATCAACAGGGATACTGCGACGCGCTCGACGAAATCGTGCAGGTCGTCGAGGCGCTGCCGTTCGCGATGTTCGACAAGCATGACTTTCGTGCACTCGTGGGAAAGGTTCGGGACAACAGTGAGTGAGCAAAGATGCGCGGCATGTGAGGCGCCTATCGACGTGCTCGACATGTGCCTGGAATGCACACCTAAAGCGGGGCCCGGGTTCATTCGAGTCGACACATGCAAGCGCGGGCACCAACTGGTCCAGACCAACAGTGGACGCAGGCGCTGCCACATTTGCGCCAGTCGGCTCGTCATCGAGTCACGCAAGAGACGAGGGGCCCGATGATTCAAGCCATCGCCCTCGTCCTTGACTTTGCGCCGGCTCACTGGTCGCCGAGCACGCGCATGGTTGCGATCGCCCTCGCCGACTACGCCAACACCGACACCGGCCTGTGCTGGCCGTCAATCAGCAGCCTGTCCAGGCGCGCCGGTGTCTCAGGTCGACAGGTCCAACGATGCCTACGGGAGATCGAGGCCGACGGATGGATCGAGCGAACATGCGGCGTCCACAAGGTGGGGACAAACCTGTGGACATGGCGCAAGCGCATCAGCGTGGGGGGTGACACCCGTGTCACCCCCCCCCTGACACCCATGTCACCCCCTCTTAGAGGGAAGGGGTGACACCCATGTCACCCGAACCGTTAGTACTTAACCACCAGATAACCGTTACCGGCTCGACGACATGAGCAACCACCGGAGAGGCCCCGGCTACCGACAGTGGGTCGCCCAGGTCATGGCAACGTGTGAGCCCGTATGCATCCGATGCCACATGCCGGTCGACATGAGCCTGCCGAGGAACTCGAAGTGGGGGGCCAGCGCGGACCACGAACCACCCTTGGCCCTAACCGGCGACCTGCTCCCCAGCATGGACGGCGCCGGCATCAGCCACCTCGACTGCAACAGGAAGCACGGATCAAACCTCGCGAAGAAACTCCACGCCAAGAGCCCGAGCCGTTCTTTAGGCACACCTAGGTCACTCCCCACGTCCCCCGCCTCTTATTCCCCCAAGGGGTCCGGATCGCCCAAGGGAGGGCCTGAGCGGCCCGAGTTCGACCCGACCGGATGGGTGAGACCCCGACTCGAAACTAGGGCGCCTGCGACGGTGCGGGGGACTCACGGTGGAGCGGCTGCCGAATGGCTGTCGAGCGTGTACGGCATGGAACTTCGAGGCTGGCAGCGGCACGCACTCGATCGGGCGCTCGAGCACGACGAGGACGGGCGCCTGGTGTGGGCGGTTGTTGTTCTGACGGTGGGGAGACAGAGCGGCAAGAGTTGGCTCAGCCGAGGGATTTGCATGTGGCGCCTCCACAACCGGGACCTGTTCGGCGAACCTCAGACAATCCTGCACATGGCGAACAAGCGGGACACGGCGATGGAGGTGCTACGACCTGCAGGCCTGTGGGCGCTGGAGAAGTACGGCAAGGGGACTGTGCGCTGGGGGAACACGGCGGCGGGCATCAGCCTGCCGAGTGGTGATCGGTGGCTGATCCATGCGGCCAACGAGAGCGCCGGCGTCGGTTACTCGTGCTCGATGGTGTTCGCCGACGAGGCGTGGAAGATTCAGCGCAACGTCATCGATGACGCCGTCATGCCAACGATGTCGGAGCGTGAGCAGCCGCAACTGTGGCTCGTGTCGACTGCGGGCGACTCATCGAGTGACCTCATGATCCAATACCGGTCGGCTGCGATCGAGCAGTTGGACGCGCCAGCCGGCACGCTGCTGCTCGAGTGGTCGGCGCCAGCGGACGCCGACCCGGACGACCCGGACACGTGGGCGTGGGCATCGCCGGAGTGGACTGAGAAGCGGCAGGCATTCGTCGCACGGCAGCACTCGACGATCGAGGAGTCATCGTTCCGGCGCGAGTGGTGTAACCAGTGGGTGACGAAGTCCGGCGGTTGGCTCAAGGACAGCCAGTGGGCGGACACGACGTCCGAGGTTGACCTGCCGGAGTCGAGCACCTGGACGGTCGCGGTGGAGTCGGCATTCGACGGGCAAGGGCATGCGGTCGCGGTCGCCGGTGTCCTCGAGGACGAGCGCGTGGTCGTCAGGGTGTCGACGATGCGCACCATCAAACAGGTCGACGAGCGCCTCGCGCAGCTGCGCGCCGAGCATCCGCAGTTGTTCGTCCTGGTCACCCCCGGGTACGTCGACCGGCTCGGCGAACGGTTTGACGAACTGGTCGGGCAGCGTGAGGCCGTCGCCGGCACTCAGGCCCTGCTCGACCTGTTCGACCGGCGCGCCATCCTGCACGACGGTGGCCTCGTGCTGCGGGAGCATTTCGCGGCGTCGAGGATCAGCAAGCGGGACGCCGGGTGGGTCCTGTCGAGCGCGATGGGTGAGGGCCCCTCGTATGCGGCGCGGGCTGTCATGTTCGCGGCTGCCCAGGCAACGAAGCGGCAACGGCCGACGGCGATCATTCATAGCCGTCGGCGTGCTTGACAATTGTTATAAACCTGTAATATGGGCGCGTGGCGTTTCCCCGTCCGAGATGGTCCGCCCCTCCGTCCCCCCCAAGGTCGATGGAGGGCGGACCGTCTGTGGCTTTGCGCGAAGGCGCCGGCACGTCACTACTGCAGATGATCCAGGGCGCCGGGTCTTCGTTCCGTACCTCGAGGGCCGCCGCGCTGCAGGTCCCCGCATTCGTCGACGCGATGAAGACGTACTCTCACACGATCAGCGGTTTCGGCCTGCGGACGTACCGAGCGGGCGAGCCCATCGAAACTGCCCAGGTACTTGTCAGCCCGTCGTCGTATCTTCCGTACACGTCGGTCATTGCGAGGACTGTCGAGAACCTGTTGCTGCACGACCGGGCGTATTGGCTTGTGGTCGACCGGACGTGGGATGGGTTCCCTCGTGAGATTCAGGTTATGGACGTTGACGACGTGTCCGACCTGACGACGCACTCGACGGCGAACCAGAACACACAGTTCCCGCCCGTCGATCCGTTCTACTACATCGGCACGCCTGTCCCGGCCCGCGACGTCATTAAGTTCTACGGCGACGGGCTCGGCGGTTGGCTGTCGACCGGTGCTGCTGCGATCAACACAGCCGCCGCCCTCGAGGCCGCGACGTTGAACTACAGCGAGTACCCCATGCCGACCGTGGTCCTGAAGAACACCGGAGCCGACCTTCCAGCGGCAACAGTGGACGCGCTCCTGACCGCATGGGAAGAAGCCAGGAGCAACAGGGCCACGGCCTACCTGAATAGCGCGATTGAGGCTAAGGGCATGGGCTGGTCCGCCCGGGATCTCGCCCTGGTCGAGGCCCGTAACGAGTCCGCGATCGGCATCGCCCGTATCGCGAACCTCGACCCCGTGTGGGTCGGCGCCAGTGTGTCCGGGTCGTCGTTGACGTACTCGAACCGCGTCGACCTGTATCGGCAACTGCTCGATATCAGTCTTCGCCCGGTCATGGACATGCTTACTCACCGGCTGTCGATGCCCGACGTCACTCCTCGAGGGCACTCGGTCAGGTTCGACACGTCCGGTTTCCTGCGCGGCAATGCCACCGACCTCGGCAACCTCGTCGCGCAGCTGGTGCCGCTCAAGGTCCTCAGCCCCGACGAGGCTCGCACCGTCATCGACCTGAACACGCTCGGACTCACCCCGACAAGCCTCGTACAGATGGGCGGATAGATGAGACACCTCACGACGGACGGCACGCTGCTCCTGCACACCCGCGCGGACGATGGCGGCGACATCATCGGCACCGGCTACGGCATGGCCGTTCCCTACGGCGTCGAGATTGAGTACGACGGAATGCGTGAGTCATTCGCGCCTGGTGCGTTCGATACTGCTGCAGTGGTCGGCAAGCCGCTCGCGTACCGGCACAACGAGCCGATTGGCGTCATTACAGCGGCCAGCAATGAGCCGGACGGCCTGTACATCGACTTCGACGTCGTCAACACTTCCCTCGGGCGTGATGCGGCGACCCTTATGCGGACGGGCTCAAGCCGTGGCCTGTCCGTCGGGTTCGCTCCGCTCGAGTCGAAGCGGACCCAAGGCAAGAACGCGATCGTGTACACCAAAGCCGCACTGGCCGAGGTGAGTCTCACCCATCAGCCTGCCTACTCATCGGCAGGCGTCGGTTCAATAAGAGAGGATCACATGTCAGTCGAAACCGTCGAGGACGCCGCCCCGGCGGTCGTCGCAGACATTCAGGCACGCGAGGCCATCGACGAGCTGCGCCGCGAGGTCGCATCCGTCGCCCACGTCGCGGAGCCCGTCCACCCGCTCGCACAGTTCCGGTCGTTCGGCGAGTACAGCAAGGCCGTCCTCGATGGATTCGATTCGCGGGCACTCGTCGACCAGGTCACCGACAACAACCCGGGCGTACTTCCGCCCG